ATCGTCAACGGCGTGGGCGACAACAAGTTTGCTCCCATGGCGGATCTGACCCGTGAGCAGCTCGTCACCATTCTCCAGCGTTACGCAAACTACAAGGGCATTGACACCAGCGAGGGTGAGATGAAGCCGCTGAAGGACTTTGACGACACGCGGTACATCTCCGATTGGGCAGTCAAGGCATTCCGCTGGGCCGTGGACGCCGGAATCATCAACGGCACCGGCAACGGCAAGATCAGCCCCAAGACGGACGCCAGCCGCGCACAGGTGGCCACCATGCTCATGCGCTACAATTCGATCACACAGTAACATTCCATGAAACGGTCCTCCCGGCTTTCGGGCTGGGAGGACCTTCACAGAGAAAAACTTTGAAAGAGCTGCGGATGGACTTCGGCGCAGTAGAAAAACGGAAAAGAGGTGTGCCGATGGGCCTGAAACGCAGAAAGATTGCTTGGATCGTGGCTGTTTTGATTGTCGTGAGCCTCGTAAACGGCGTACCGGCAAGCGCAGCCAGCGAAACGGAAACCGAGTACATCGTCAAATACAAAGAAAGCGCCGCTTGGCTCATGGAGGACGACAGCGTTCCCTTTGAGGTAGTCAGCGAGGAGGAAATGGAGCGCTTGAAACGCTCAGACCTGCTGGAATGGTATGAGCCGGACGGCGAAGCGATCCTGATGGATTCAGCCTACTATGAAAGCAGCCAGTGGAATCTGGACGTAATCAATGCAGAGGGCGCATTTAATAGCGAAAAGTTAGGTCAAGGCATCCGCGTAGGCGTTCTGGATTCCGGGATCAATTCCCATGAGGACTTCGGAGCAAGACTGCTCCCCGGCTGCAATTACATAGAGGGAACGGATGATCCTTCCGATACCTCTGATTCTTTCGGTCACGGAACCGCTATCGCGGGCCTGATCGCCGGGGCCAGCGAACATGGCTATATCGGGACTGCGCCTGGTGCAGAGCTTGTGCCGCTGAAGGTGACGAATGGGCAGGATGTCAAAATCAGTGCGATCTGCCGGGCCATCTATGGCGGCATCGACGATTTTAACTGTGATGTGCTGAATCTGAGCCTTGGCGTGACAGGAGAATATGAAAGCCTCAGAGAAGCCATCGGCTATGCTGCGGAAAAAGGCGTGACCGTTGTGGCCGCTGTGGGAAACGACGGGACGTCCACCGTTTATTACCCGGCAGGATATGATACCGTGATCGGCGTGGGAGCGGTCAATCAGAGTGAAACCGTTTATACGAGATCCAATTATAACAGCACGGTCTTTCTTACCGCCCCAGGCAGCAGGGTGCGAAGCACAACCAGCTCCGGGGGCTATTCACAAAACAACAACGGCACATCCTTTGCCGTCCCCCAGGTGGCAGGCGCTGCGGCGGTGCTGCTGGGAATAAACCCGACGCTGTCCCCGGAGCAGATCATGGACCTGATGGCGAAAACGGCAACAGACCGAGGCGTTGAGGGCTATGACGAGTATTACGGCCACGGCATCCTCAATCTTTCGGCCTGTGTTGCGGAGCTGACCGGCGAGCCGGTCACAAAGCCGGAAACACCAACAGAGCAGGACCCGGAGCCAACAATCGAGCCGGAGCCTTCGCCAGAGCCGGAACCTGAACCATCTTACGATCCCCAGCCAAAGCCGACCACTGATCCCCAACCAAGGCCGTCCCCTGATCCTCAGCCCGACCCTTCTCCCAATCCTATACCGGAGCCGGAAATGAAAATAGGCTATATAGACTGTCCGGGGGACAACACCTGCGTGATGGCATCCTACTCCGATCTGGACCCCAATAGTTGGTATCACGACGGCGTACATTATGCGCTGGAAAATAGAATTATGAACGGCGTCAGCGATCAGATGTTTGCGCCGAGCAGCTCCACCAGCCGCGCTATGATCGTTACCATGCTTTGGCGTATGGAGGGCGAGCCCGTGGTGAATGATACCACGAGATTTGCCGATGTGCCGTCTGATACATGGTACACCGAGGCGGTCCGATGGGCGGCGTCTGAGCGTATTGTGGACGGTTACAGCGCAGAACGCTTTGCCCCAAACGACAATGTGAGCCGGGAGCAGCTTGCCACGATCCTGTGGCGATATGCCAAGTACAAGGGTACAGACAAGATATCGGCAAGCAAAATCAATTTGGGCATCTACATAGACGCGGAGCATATTTCACGCTGGGCCTATGATGGGATGCAGTGGGCGGTCAACGCAGGACTGATTACCGGCGCGGGAAATGACAAGCTCAGCCCGGAAACGGACGCCAGCCGCGCACAGGTAGCTACCATGCTCATGCGCTATGGCAAGATTATCAAATAAATCCTGCCTAACGTAACGAAAAAAATACAGCTCCGCTCGATGGGAGGCAGCGGAGGAAGTAGAAAAAGAAACAGGCGAGATGATTGATCCAACACAAGTCCGGCCCTCCGTTACAGGAGGGCCGAGAGAGGAAGTCAATACCACCGCCACCTGATTTGAGGGTGCGGAAAACCGAAAGGTTTTCTGCACCCTCTCTTTTTTCGACGTTTTCTCCGAATATCCCCTATCAAAAAATGGAAGGTATTGGGAGAAACCGTCGAAAGCCGCGGGCCGATTATCGGACTTATGGCCGGAAAAACGCCGGAAATGGAAAAATCGGCGTTTTGCACAAGAAAAACCGCATATTCCCCCGGCGCTGCCGAGGCCCGCCGTACCCCATTCAGATCTCACCAAAGAAATCTGAATGGAGGTACATATTGTGTTTGATAAAAAGAGCAGCTATGCGCTCAACAAGAAGGACCCGGACGCCATCGTTTACACGGATGCCGACAGACGTATCATTCGCCTGACCCGCGAGGACTTCGACACCGAGGCCGACTTCCTCAAATGGAAAGCCTGGTCCGACGAGGACTACCACGGCGAAGAAATGGGCGACCATGTGGAGGAAAATCATAAGGCTCCTCTGGACGAAAAGGCCGGTGCTGCGGATGGGCCGGAGGTCATCATCGAGCGGCGGATCGAAAAGCTGGCGCACGAACGCTACACCGCCGAGACGGTGATCCGCGTCAAGGGACAGCTCACCGAGAAGCAGTTTCGGAGGCTTTGGCTGTACTGCGCCAAGGGCATGACCCAGCAGCAGATTGCGGAGGTGGAAATGGTAGGCCAGCGCCGCATATCGACCTCAATCACGGCTGCAATCAGAAAAATCAAAAAAATATTTTCATCCGAGGGTCAAAGGTAGGGCTAAAACTGTCCGTTTCCAGGCGATTAGTGAAGGACGCTTTTCCACGATTCTTCACTGACGCTTGAAAACTGAATATACGGTGTTACGGTACGAAAACCTGCGTGTGAGCGGCACGGAGCGCGCGCCAAGACGGCAGTCCAGGAGGTGAGAAGCAGGGCTGCAAGAGCGGACAAACGATAGCTCCAGACCCGATATATTGGCAAGATCGGGCGCGAGGACCGCGCAGGGGAATAATGATACTTGCTCACGCCCGTCCACGGACTTGCGACGGAGTTCTGCGGTATGCGCCAGCCCTTTGGGGCAGCGGTATTGCGGTGCTATGACGACCTCGCCAGAGGCGACCAGTAACATCCCCTTCGCTGGGGCCGCGTGGCAAATACGGCGAATCACAGGTAAATGACAACAGGCCAACCGTGTCAACCCGGTTCCTTTGTTTGCGGAACCCCACCATACCGGCACAGTGGCCCATCAAAGTCAGATACCACGCGCTGGCGGCGCAAACTGCCAGCGCGTTCATGTGACTTTGATGATACGACCAGGAAGGAGATCACTATGAACAAACCTATACAGCCAGAGGACCGTGACGATCTTGTGGACATCCGCGATGTTTCGGTCAACAAAGACTTACCCAAGGAAGAACGGATCGCCGCCTTTGTGAAGCAGATCAAAAATCCGTACCGTTTCCGCTGCGGCGACTTTGTGATAAACGCCTGCTTCGCCTCCGGCGGCACGACGATTGAGGACTGTCTGAAAGGAATTATACGGTGAGCGACAAACTTGCACGTTTCCGCGCAGAGCGGTAAAATGGCTTCGGAAAAGGATCAAACAGGCCGAAGCCTTATAACCCACTCTTTTTGTCGCGGGAACTTCCGGGACGGAAGGAGTGTTTTTTCATGCCCAAATACAAAGCCGCCGCCTATATCCGTCTGTCCTATACTGATGACCGCCAGAATGAAAGCGACAGCGTAGGCAACCAGCGCAGACTGATCGAGGATTTCGCAAGACGCAACCCGGACATTGAGATCGTTATGGAGAAGATCGACGACGGGTACAGCGGGATCATTTTTGACCGGCCAGCCTTCAAGGAGATGATGCAGGAGGTCGCGGACGGCACCATCAACTGCGTTATCGTCAAGGACCTGTCCCGCCTGGGACGCGAGTACATTGAAACGGGCCGGTATCTGCGTCGGATCTTCCCGACTTACGGCGTCCGCTTCATCGCCATTACAGATAATATCGACACTGCTCAGGAAAGTAGCAGCGATGAGTTGACCGTATCGGTAAAGAACATCATGAACGAAGCCTACTGCCGGGACATCTCCATCAAGACCCGGACGGCGCTGGATGTGAAGCGTCGCAACGGTGACTTTGTGGGAGCCTTTACGGTGTACGGCTACATCAAATCCGAGGAAAACAAGAACCAGCTCATTCCCGATCCCTACGCCTCCCGCGTGGTGTGTGATATTTTCCGTATGCGCCTGGACGGGGCCAGCGCGTCCCATATCGCGGCGGAACTGAACAGGTTGGGGATTCTCTCCCCGCTGGCCTATAAGCGCAACAACGGTTTCCCTTACGCTAAGAAAGGCTATGCGGACCGGAAGGATTGCAAATGGTCCGCTACTACCATTCTCCGTATTCTCCGGGATGAGGTCTACACGGGAACGCTGGTGCAGGGCAAGCGCGGGACAAGCAATTACAAGATCAAGGAGCTGGAGCTGCGCCCGTCCTCCGAGTGGGTGCGGGTGGCTGACGCCCATGACGCTCTCATTGATAAGCAGGACTTTGAGCTGGTCCAGAGGATCAGCGGTCTGGATACCCGGACCTCGCCTCATAAGGATACGGTGTATCTATTCTCCGGAGTCCTGATCTGCGGCTGCTGCGGCGCTCGCATGACCCGGAAAACCAACCGCGTGAAGGGCAAGGAGTACAATTACTACTACTGCCCCACCGGGAAGAAGAACGGCTGCCACAGCCCGGTCATGCTCCGGGAGGACAGCTTGATAGATGTGGTCTGGCAAACCGTCAAGGGCTATATCGACAACGTGGCCTCTCTGGAGGCGCTGCTGAAAACCATCGACCAATCCAGCATCAACCGTGCGCTGATTCAGGAATACACCGACCACATTACGGACAATGAGCGCCGTCTGGATCAGATCATGGAGTTCAAGGCCCACCTGTACGAAAGTCTGGTGAGCGGCGAAATCTCCAAAGAGGACTATGCCAATTACCGGGCGCGGTACACCCGACAGATCGAAGAAATCAAGGCAAGCATCCGGCTCCTGAAGGACAAGCTGGAGGCTGTAAAGGAAAACCGAAGCGAGCGCATCCGCTGGATCAATCACTTCACCAAGTTTTCCGAACAGGAATCCATAGACCGCGCGGCGCTGATCCACATGGTTGAGAGCATCCGTGTTCTCGGCAAGCAAGAGCTGAAGATCACATTCAGACACGAAGATGAATACCGGAAGGCCGCGGAGCTGATATTCCTGGCCCAGCAGGTAGAGCGAAAGGCAGGTTAATCATGGCAAGAAAAAGCAGAAAGAACGTCACGCCGCCGCCAGTGCAAGAGACAGAGGCCATTTGCCGGGCGGCAATCTACGTCCGGCTTTCCGTGGAGGACAAGCAGAGCCGCACCGCCTCCATTGAGACACAGCAGCTCATTATCGCACAGTTTTTGGACCGCCACCCGGAGATCACGGCCTACCACACCTATATCGACAACGGGGCCACGGGTACGAACTTCCACCGCCCCGGCTTCCAGGAGATGCTTTCCGATATTGAGGCTGGACTTGTGAACTGCGTGATAGTGAAGGACCTCTCCCGCCTGGGCAGGAACACCATCGACACCGGCTACTACATCGAAACCTATTTTCCGCAGCGCGGTGTCCGCTTTATCGCCGTCAATGAGAATTACGATACCTCCGACCCGGACGACGCCGGTTTTGGCATCCTGATCCCGCTGCGGAACATGATAAACGAGGCTTATGCATTGGACATAGGCAGGAAGATCAAAGCCTCTCAGCGGCAGCTTATGAAGGATGGGAAGTTTATCGGAGCGCGGACGCCTTACGGGTATCTGAAAGCCGACGACGATTGCCACCAGCTCATCATCGACCCGGTAGCAGCCCCGGTGGTACGCCAGATTTTTGAGTGGGCCTATGAGGGCGCTGGGCTGAACACTATTGCCGTCCGGCTGAATGAGGCCGGGATCACGGCTCCCAGCCACTATAAGCGCGACCTGGGAGAGATTACCCATGACAACCTGATCGGCAGCGGAAGGTGGCAGACCTTCACCGTCACGAAGATCCTCCACAGCGAGGTTTACACCGGCGATCTGGTGCAGGGTCACACGAAGATTATCGACCACAAGCAGGTTCCGGCAGACCCGGAGAATCTGACCGTCGTGCGCGACACCCATGAGGCCATCATCAGCCGGGAGCTGTTCGACGCGGTACAGAAGATTTTGGAGGCCACCGCCCAGGCAAGCAAGGCGAAAACAGTCCGGCCCTATACGGCGAATATTTTGAAGGGCAAGGTATTCTGCACTCACTGCGACAGGAGCCTCCACCGGCAACGTTGTGTACGGAAGAAAACCGCGGACCGCTACATATTCCATTGTCTGACCAACAGCAGAACGGCCCACGGCGCTTGCCCCGGCGTATTCATCTATGAGGAGGAACTGATGGAAGCTCTCACCGGCACCATTTTGGACAATCTGGACGCCGTGCTTGGTAAATATGCTCTCAGCATGGAGATTCCGGAACAGCAGCGCAGGGACCGTGAAGAACTGGAGCAGAAGATCGTCCGCAAGAAGCAGGAGCGAACCCGCCTCGGTGATCTTAGCCGCGGTCTTTATGAAAACCTGACCTTGGGCGTCATTGGGAGAGACGAATACTTTTCCCTGCGGGAACGGTATGACGCCCAACTTGCCCAGCTCAGCGAGGACTTGGAGCAGCTTGAAAAGGGACTTGCAGCCTTAGAAGCGCAAATCAAGAAGATCCAGGCCGTCCGGCGAGACGCGCAAAGCATCAGAAAAGATCGGGTGCTGACGGCGGAGCTGATTGACCGTCTGATCGAGCGCATTGACATCACGACGGAGAAGCACATCGCAGTAACTTTCAAATTTCAGAGCGAGTATGACAGCTACGGGGAGGTGTTGGAGAAATGCAAAGCTATGTGATCGCCCTTTATATCCGCCTCTCTATTGAGGACTACAAGTACGACAGCCTGAGTATTGAAAATCAGAGCCTTGTCCTCCATGAATACGCCGCCGCCATGCCGGAGACCCTTCACGCCGAGGTCCTGGAGTTTATCGACAACGGGTACAGCGGCACCAACTTTGAGCGACCCCAGGTACAGAAGCTCATAGAGATGGTGCGGAGCAATCAGATTGACTGCATCATCGTCAAGGACTTCTCCCGCTTCGGGCGCAACAGCATTGAAACCGGCTATTTCATTGAGCGCGTCTTCCCGCTGTTCCATACCCGGTTTATCTCTGTCAGCGACGATTTTGACAGCGACAGGCACAAAGGCGATACCGGGGGCATGGATGTCGCGTTCAAATACCTCATAAACGAATACTACAGCCGGGATATGTCTATCAAGACCAAGAGCGCCAAGTATGCCAAGATGCAGCGCGGCGAATACCAGAGCAAGATATGTCCCTACGGCTACCGCAAAAGCTCCGATGGCCGCATGGAGCCTGACCCAGAAGCCGCAGAAGTGGTGCGATTGATCTTCCGTCTTTCCGCAGAAGGCATGAGAGCGGCGGAGATTGCCAGAGAGTTGTTTCGGCGTGGTATCCCGACCCCTGGAGAGTACAAAGCTGCCCGCGGAAACCACACCCATGATGTGTCCCGGACCCACGGGATATGGAGCGGATCAACCGTCCTTCGGATACTGGAGGACGAGCGATACACCGGCACCTATGTGATAGGCAAACGTGCGGTGCTGGAAGTGGGCGGCACACACAGCCGCATGAAGGATCGGAGCAAATGGTACATCATTCCCGACCACCACCCGGCTATTGTGGATCAGGACACATTTGAGCAGTCCAAGGCCAATCAGACGCGCTATCCCCAGCCAAACAAGAAAAAGCGGGACTACCCGCTGAAAGGCAAAATCTTCTGCGGCTGCTGTGACCACGCTCTTTCCCGTACCTTCCAGAAAGCATCGTATTACTTCTGCCGTCACTCTGACGCAGACAAGAGCAAGCCCTGTTACAAGATGCGTTATGAGGCAACTGCGTTGGAGGAAGCGGTCTTTCAATCCTTGAAAACGCAGATGGAAGTGCTGGGCGCGGAGTGTATCGAAGGATCGGCGCTGGTGAAAGCTGCCGTATCACAGCGCCCGGAGTATGAACGACAGATCGAGGAGCTGGAGGACGGCAAGCTCCATCTTTACGAGCAGTACCAGCTCCGGGAGATCGACCTGCCCACCTACAAAGTGCAGAAGGAAATGCTGGACACAAAGCTCCTGAAAACAAAAAACGCCTACGCTGCATTAACAGCACAGGCGAAACGAGAGCAGGAAGAAGCGGATAGACAGGTCCAACGGAAAAGCATCACAAAGGAGCTGACCGAGGCCACCTGCCTTACCACCGCGCTGGCCGACCTCCTGATCGACAGGGTGCGGCTGTATCCTGGAGGTAGAATCGAGATCGAGTACAAGGTGCAGGACCTGTTCCAATAGAGTAAAAACAGAAACCCCAGGTTATCGGAAACGGTAGCTTGGGATTTCTGCTTTTGCAGAGAATATTTTTTTGTCGTGTGCTTGACATACGGGTGCCGAAGATCGTGGAACCGCTCCTCGGGCAATCCGATCTTCTTCACCGTTTCTTTGAAATGCTTGTACACGGTGACGTGACATAGATGGCGGCCCAGCACGTTGGTGAATACCAGGTTCCAGCTGTTGTCCCACGCGGAGCCGGCCAGCTCCCGCTTCTGTTCCTGCCACCGCTTTTCTTCTTTCAGGAGCTCAAGAACAGAACTAGCGACCATCACGATCCTTCCACGGCTGTTCTTCGTTGGCACAAGGGCATAGTCCCCGCCGACCTTTTTTGTTTTCTGGAGCTGTTTGTTGATATAGAGGGTACAGCGGTCAAAATCCACGCAGTCCCATGTCAGCCCCAGGACCTCACCCTGCCGCAAGCCCGTGAACAACGTGACCTGATACAGCCGCCCATACTTGTCCCCTTCCAGGACTTTCAGGAGGGAAGCAATGTCCTTCTGTTCCATTGGCCTGATCTCCTTGTGTTTGACCTTGGGAAGGTCACAGAGATCGGAAGGATTGCTTCGGATCATCTGGAGCTTCACAGCCCGGTTCAACGCCCGGTGCAGGATCCCATGGATATTCTTGATGGTTTTGGCGGAGAGTCCATGCTCCAGTAAAAGGGAATTATACATCTGCTGGATGTGAAACGCGGTCAGCTTGGCCAGCGTCAGATTTCCCAGCTCCGGCTTCAGATAACGGTTGCAGACGTTGGTGTAGGAGTCCAGCGTGTAGGGCTTCACCGACGGCGCGGCATACGTATTCAGCCACAGATCGAGCCAGGCACTGACCTTCATGGAGCTAGGCTCCAGATAGCTGCCGTCGTCGATCTCCGCCGCGATCTGCGTCAGTTTCTGGCGGACCTCCTT